AGGTGGGGAGACAGAATCAATGTCTTTCCTATGTACATCAACATCTTTACCAGGAATGACTGTAACGGAAGTTGCAATACCATTTAGAGGTAGGGAGTTATATGTTGCAGGTGATAGAACATTTGCTACATGGACTACAACTATTCTAAACGATACTAACTTCTTAATACGTAATGCTTACGAAAGATGGTTAAACGGTATCAACAATATGTCAGATAACGAGGGGTTAGTAAATCCTGTTGATTATCAAGTTGACGCATTTGTAGATCAGTTAGACCGAAATGGTAACGTGATTAAATCATACACATTTCAGAGGAATGTTTCCAACAACTCTGGATGATATTGCTCTATCGTATAGTGATAACAACTCCGTAGAGAGTTTTACTGCTACACATAGATACCAATACTTTGAAACAAACACTACTACTTAATACCGTTATAAGTATTAATAGTAATAGGAGAAATTAAATTATGGCTGAACTGTTTGGGTTTAAGATAGAACGTTTAAAAGACGCTACAACCGATCCAAGACAAAATATAGTTCCACCTCAAGCGGAAGACGGTACACAAACCGTCCCCGCTGGTGGGTTTTTTGCGTCTTATGGCGGATTTGATGTAACGGCTAGAAACGAACTAGACTTAATAAGAAGATATAGAGAAGTATCACTTCATCCCGAGTGTGACCTTGCAATAGAGGATATCATATCTGAAGCAATCGTATCAAATGAAAATCAACAATCTGTACAATTAGATTTAAGTAAAATTGAGTACAGCGAATCTATCAAAAAGAAAATAAGAGAATCATTCCATGAAGTATTAAAGTTATTAAACTTTGATATAAAAGGCCACGACATCTTTAGAAGATGGTACGTAGATGGTAGATTATACTATCATAAAATTATAGACAAAGATAGTCCTAGGCTAGGAATTACAGAATTAAGATATATAGACCCTCGGAAAATCAAAAAGATTAGAGAGGTTAGAAAGCAAAGAACAGATGGTATGCCTTCTTCATTTGCTTTTGAAAACAAATTCCAAGAATATTATATATTCAACGAAAGAGGAATACACCCGACTGCTACATCTAACGCAGGTGGGTTAAGAATAGCACCAGATGCTATTTCGTTTTGTCCGTCTGGTTTAATAGATCAACAGGCAAATCAAGTTTTATCTTATTTACACAAGGCAATTAAACCTGTCAATCAATTAAGAATGATTGAAGACGCTGTTGTAATATACAGAATTGCTCGTGCACCAGAAAGAAGAATATTCTATATTGATGTAGGTAACTTACCTAAAATCAAGGCTGAACAATATTTAAGAGATGTTATGGCTAGATATAGAAACAAACTTGTATATGACGCAAGTACAGGTGAAATTAAAGATGATAGAAATCAGATGAGTATGTTAGAAGACTTTTGGTTACCTCGTAGAGAAGGTGGGAGAGGAACTGAAATTACTACATTACCTGGTGGTCAAAACTTAGGTGAAATACAAGATATAGAATACTTCCAAAAGAAACTATATCGTTCTCTTAATATACCAATTAGTAGATTAGAAGGTGGTCAAGGATTTAATCTAGGTCGTGCAGCTGAAATTAGTAGAGATGAAGTTAAGTTTACTAAATTTGTAGGCAGATTACGTAAAAAATTCTGTATGCTTTTCCATGATCTATTAAAAACACAATTAATATTAAAAGGTGTTATTGCTCCAGAAGAATGGGACAGTATGCAAGGCGATATTACATATTCTTTCTTACAAGATGGTTACTTTGCTGAATTAAAACACAGCGAAATGATGAGAGAAAGAGTTATGCTCGCTCAACAACTAGAAGGGTATGTTGGTAAATATTTCTCTAACGAGTATATACGAACCAAGATATTAAAACAAAATGAAACAGAAATTGATGAAATTGATAAACAAATTAAAGAAGAAGGTTCTGAAGGACAAGCCGAAGAAGTCCCAGCCATCACGCCTAAAAAAGAAACGAATGGCAGTAAAGAAAAAGAACCAACATTAAAACCAAAAGAAGGAGAAAAAGATGTCGGAAGAAGTAATTAGATATGGTGCTGGTGGCGTTCCTTACGTAGAAAAGAAAGCAGAAGCACCTAAGGAAGAAGTTAAAGAAGAAGTAATTTCTGAAATTTTAACAAAGAATCCTAACAAAGAAAAAAAATCTGAATCTACTAAAGAAAAAAAGTAATAGGAGATAAATAATATTATGAGTAAAGAAAATTTAAAAAAGTTTGTTAATTCACTACAACAAGGTGACGCTAAACAGGCAGGAGAAGATTTAAAAAATTCTCTTGCAGACAAAGTTAGTGCAGCCTTAGATGACGCAAAAACTGATGTGGCAAGATCGGCATTTACAGGACAACAAGGCGCAGACGCTCCAGAAGCAAATGTGTTTAGTGGTAATGATATAAGTGCTGAAAATCCTACACCAGAGGCGGCTAGTGATGAAGTGGCTCAGTAAGTTTATTAAAGATAATATAACTGAAGGCAACGATTACAAACGTACTAGACAGTACAACAAACTTACGCCTAAAATGAAGCGTGCTGTAGATATGATATTCAGAGCTGCTGATAAAGACGCAGATGTAATATCTAATTTTGAAAAAAATATTAATACAGCTGCAAAACAATATGGTGTAAGTAAACAAGATTTAATGACGTATTTTGATAAAGAAACGTTAACAATTTTAAGGAGATAAAGATGGCAACAATTATACTAAAAGGAGCGCTAGTCGCAGGTACATTATCAGATAATACTATCGGTAATGCTCACTTTGTAAGAATAGTCGCTACTACTGGTTCAAATACTATTACAGTAAAAGATGGTAGTACAGTTTTAGGTACAACTTTGTTACATACTGCTGGAGATGAAATCACAATTGAAAAACATGCTAAACATACAATTTCATCAAGCGCAGGTGTAAGTGCTAGTGCTGTAGGCGTAGGACACTAACATGGCTGATACAGTATCTACACAAACATTAACAGATACAACAGGCGTAAAGTTTGCCGTTAAGATGACTAATTTTTCTGACGGTACAGGTGAAACTTTAGTTAATAAAGTTGACGCTTCGGCAACAACTTTTATGACTGAAGATGGTAATCGTAAAATATCAAAAATCTTTTATTCAATTAATACTGCAAATCCTAAGTCAGCAGTAGAGTTGATATGGGATGGTACAGATAATGCAACAGCAGTTTTATTGTCTGGTCAAGGTTTTTGGGACTTACGTGCCGATGGTAATGAGATAGCTAACAACGCAACAACACCAACAGGTGATGTTTTACTATCTACAAAGAATTTTGCAAATGGTGATAATTACACAATTTTAGTCGTTTTCAGATAGTTATTTGTATAAATAATAAAGAGAAATAGAGATAGATACAAATGAAATTAATTACCGAAGAAATATCAAACGCAGAATATATTGTAGAACAAAAGAATGGTAAGAAAAACTATTCTATCAAAGGTATATTCATGCAATCCGATGTGAAAAATAGGAATGGAAGAGTCTATCCTAAAGAGATACTTCAAAAAGAAGTGTTTAGATATAATAGAGAGTTCATCAATAAAAGCAGAGCATTCGGCGAACTTGGTCATCCTGATGGCCCGACAGTAAATTTAGAAAGAGTTTCGCACATGATTAAGGCTCTATATCCTGAAGGCGCAAATTTTATAGGTGAAGCACGAATTTTAGATACCCCATATGGAAAAATAGTGAAAAGTTTAATTGACGAGGGTGCAAAATTAGGTGTTTCAAGTAGAGGAATGGGCACACTTGCAAACGTAGGTGGTGCTAACATAGTCAAAGACGATTTTTATCTTGCAACCGCAGCTGATATAGTTGCAGACCCCAGCGCTCCAGACGCTTTCGTAGAAGGCATTATGGAAGGCAAAGAGTGGGTTTGGAATAATGGCGTTTTGAAAGAGCAAGAAATAAACAAATTAAAGTTACAAGTAGAAAGTAAAGAGAGAATAGCAAGAGCAGATAAAAACGCTCAAGTATTTGAATCTTTTCTTAAAAATCTGTAATTTTATAAATAGTAATTGACTCATTCCGAGAGGAGTGGTGCATTTATTTTACAACAACAAGAAAAACTATTGAGGAGATAGAACGATGGCTGACAATACTGTGGCAGATTTGCCAACAAAAAACGCAGCTCCAGCTGAACCAGCAAAGTCGCTAGCAGCAACTGTACAACAAGTTATGACAAAAGCAGTTACTTCACCGACAGACGCAAAAGTAGATTTCGCACAAGGGGTTAACCACATTACAGGTGACCCACAACAAAAAAGTGCAGGTACAGCGGACGCAATGCCGACTCTAAAAGCTGAAGCAGACCCTAAAAAATCATATAGCAATGCTAATGAAGCTGAAGAGAAAAAAGATAAAGAAAAAGAAGACATGAAAGAAGTTGCAGATAAAGAAGACGAAAAGAAAAAAGACGAGATGAAAGAAGGCGAAATGCCTGCAGGTCTTAAAAAATACCTTGACAAAAAATCTGATAAGTCTGAAAATAAAGAAGACGAAAAGAAAGATGTTAAGGAAACTGCTGACGAAGATGAGAAAAAAGATAAAAAAGATATGAAAGAAGGCGAAATGCCTAAAGCAGCTTTAGACGCTCTTAATAAGTCAAAAGATAAAGAAGTTAAAGAAGTTGCTGATAAAGAAGACGAGAAGAAAAAAGAGGTTAAAGAAGAGGACGCTTATGACAAAGATGAACCTAAACAAAAACCTAAAAAAGAAACTGCTAAAGATAAAGTTAAAGATATGGACATGAAAGAAGATGTTGCTGCTCTAACTGAAGGTGAAGACCTTTCGGAAGAGTTTAAAGCAAAAGCTGCTACTATATTTGAAGCTTCTATCAAAGCAAAACTCGTTGAAGAAATAGAAAATTTAGAGAGTGAATACGAAACTAAGGTTAATGAAAAAGTTGAAGAAACTAAATCAGAAATCGTAGAAAAAGTTGACGCTTACCTAAACTATGTTGTTGAGGAGTGGATGAAAGAAAACGAATTAGCAATAGAAAAAGGCTTAAGAGCTGAGATTACTGAAGATTTTATCGGTGGTCTTAAATCTCTATTTGAATCTCACTACATCAATGTTCCACAAGAGAAGTATGATGTGATTGAGGCTCAGACTGCTGAAATAGAAAAGTTAAAAGAAGAAGTTAACTCTACTATTGAGAAAAACGTTGAGTTGAATCAGGCAATCGGTCAACACGTAAGAACGGATATCATCAATGATGTTACATCTGATCTTGCTGAAACTGAAACTGAAAAACTTAAAGGTTTAGCAGAAGGAATTGAATATAAAGACGCTGACAGTTTTAGAAAAAGTGTAGAAACATTAAAAAATTCTTACTATCCTAAAGCAAAAGCGAGTGATACTGAATCTAATGAGGTGGCAGAAAACAATGCTGGTTCTATGAACGAATCAATGGCTGCATATACTGCTGCAATTAGTAAATCAAAGAAAAACCCATACGTAAAGTAAGGGTTAGTTAATTAACTAAAAAGAAGGAGAGATAGAAAAATGTTT